TTAAGACTCTTCGGCTTCTTTGATAAGTTGGCTTAAAGGAACTTTGAGGGCGGTTGCGATGTTTTTGGCAACACCGATACTTAAGTCAACTTTGCCGAGCTCGATAGAGCTCACATATGTCCGATGAATTTTAGCTTTCTCGGCAAAGATAATTTGAGACCACCCAAGCTCATGCCGCCGACGGCGGACCGCTGTTCCAAGGCTTAAGAGGATTTGATTTTTGGATTTCACGAGTCCAGAAGCTTCCAGGCAGGAATCTTTAAAACCTTGGCGAGTTTTTCAATCGTATCGATTGTGACGGCACCCGGTTTTTTTGATTCGAGCATTTGGTAGTATCGGGCGCTCACTCCAATTAATTCGGCCATGCGCTCTTGAGTAAGCCCGGATTGCGTCCGTTCTTGCCTTAATTTTCGAGCGAATTCCAGCCTCAATTTAGGGATTGACATGCTCCCAATTATCAAGGCGAATCGCCAAATTGACCACGAAGGTACACTTCGTGGTATTGTGTTGCCAGACAAATTGCGGCCGTTTAGTATGGCCTTTAGGTGGCCGCCCTATAGTGGACCAAGAGGCAAGACTTTACGTGAAGAAATTAGAATTAAAATGTCGTGTTTGTAAGAGGGTCTTGTCGAAAAGGAGGGCTTTAAAGCTTGGCCGTGCGATTTACTGCCCGACCCATTATTTCGGTATGATGAAGCAATTTCAGAAGGAAGATCCGAGACGTTTCGAGATCGAGATCAATGCACTTAAGAAGGAAGGGGCTCTAAAAAAACACGCTCTAGACGGTTAATTACCACCTAGAGCGCGGACTTAAGAACCTCGCTTGGGCCACCTTACAACAGCCGCTAGTATATCTTAAATCCCACCGCCTTAAAATCTTTTCTTACACTCAACTATTTTTCCAATAATGGTTATTCTTTTATCAAACTCCTTTTTCGTGAGCTTGATATCGGGGTAGAGCCCCTCGTCCGATAAGTGATGAAGAAAGACTTTATCGTTTTGTATTTTTATCTGCTTAAACGTCGCCTCATCGTGGTTAAATCGAACGACGATATAATCGCCGCCTTTCCACTTAGCACTCGGATCCACGGTAATAATATCGTCGCGGCTAAATACCGGCTCCATGCAGCTATCTTTGATTTTTAAGGCAAAAAGATGCTCACCTTTAAGATCAGTCGTAGTCCTGCCTTCGACGTTTTTAATTTGAGCCACGTTCTTGCCCTTGGCAATATGAGCCGCACTTGCCCATGAAAGAATCGGTATTTCATCGGTAGGGGGTGGGGGAAGGGTAACCTCGATTTCTCTGCCCATGAGCTTCGAGGCGTCTTCGCCAAGCACTCGCTTATACGAAAAGTCCATAAGCTTTTGTGTCTCGGTTTTGTCAGCATCAAGTGCTTTTGCGATCAAAGCCATGGACTTAGGCTTAGGCGTGGGTTTCTTACCGCTACAGAGCTGATAAATATAGGGGCGGGTTTTTCTGATGCGGCGGGCAAGTTCCACCTTATACATATCCTTGCGCTCGATCAGTTCAGTCAAATACTGCGGAAATTCCATAGTCACTCCAAAGTGTATTTAATCGTCTGCATAAAGTATACGATACTTTTTGGTTATCTTCAAAGTTTTTTTAGAAAAAGATTGACAAAAAAGGGAAGCATTTGCTATCGTTTCTGTTGCCATGCATAAAAAATCCAAAGAAATAGGAAGGCGAATTAGGACAGCTCGACAGAGGGCGGGGCTCTCAAGGCGAGAACTCATGCTTAGTTTGCGCTCGCGCGGAATCGATGTCGTTGAAGCGACGATATTTAACTGGGAAAACGGAGGTAGTATTCCGACAGCTGAGAAGCTTCCGATCTTGGCCGCGGCACTCGGCGTAACTGCTGAATTTTTTTTATCGAATAACGAAAGCAAACGGTAATCTTTTGTCGAAAGAGACCAATAAAGAAAAAGTTTTAAATCTCCTGAAAGACCGAAAACCGCATTTTAGCGCGGAGTTTCGGGATGCGCTCGGGCTTTTAGAATACCGAAAACGAATCATGGAATTAAGAGAGGAGGGCTACATCATCGAAGCGTTCAGGATCGGAAAGCGCCCGGCGTATCAGCTGGTCGGTCATATGACGGAAAAAATTCAGGACGAAAAGGGGCAGAAAAAATGGGGGTTTTGATTTCATGAAAATTGTTTTAATCGGATCCACGGGTTACCGCGAGAAATTCGAAGTCCAGAAAGCGATCTTTAGCTCAATGAGTCATGAGGTCATGATGCCGGCCTTTGATGATCACCCGGTGTTTAACGAGCTTGAGCTTTGCGAATATAACCGGCTTCTGATTGAGGAGGCCGATGAAGTTCACGTTATTTGGGATGGCAGAAGCGTTGGCACCGTCTTTGACTTCGGGATGGCCTTTGCGCTTCGAAAGCCCATCCGAATTGTTTACATCGAACCGAAAACGATTGCTGGCGTCATGAAGCTGTATGCCCAAGCTTTTTCGAAAAATGGAGGTCACAAATGCGCTGGTTAAAAGAGTATCTGAAATGGCTTAAAGAATCGCTTCCGATTATCGAAGGTCGGCGCGTTCATTTCACGAAAGATTCGCTCATTCTTCTGCTTGTAATCGTGAGCGCCCTTTTGACTGGCTTTTATGTGCTTGGGATCTTGGCAGGGATGAACTTTTAGAGGTCGTAATGACCGGAGAGCTTGATGGTCAATCCCTGGAAAAGTTTATCGAAAATAAACCCGCAGCGAGAATCGGGCAACCGGCAGATCTGCAACTGCGTTTACCAAGCCTTGATCCGCGCGGGGCTCACGGCCTCGGAATACAAAGTGTGTTTGTTCGTTATCGATAAAACATGGGGCTTCAACAAAAATTTCGACACGATTGTTGCCCAGCAGTTTCAGGAAGCAACGGGGTTATCGGAGCGCATGGTGCGAAAAGTGACGCATGACTTGAAATCTAAACGAATCGTTTACTTCGAGCCCTCTAAAAGGGTGCATCGTGGTTCACCCTTTAATCAGTATTTGTTCAACAAACATTACGACACGTGGCTTTTAAAAAGATCGAAGCGGGGCTGTGGATAAGTCGCCGAAAGGGTGCAATAGCGTGTAGCGAAAGGGTGCAATAGCGTGTCAAAGAAGGGTGAACGCTATTGCACCCTCAATAGAAATATATAAAGAAACTCTTTCAATAGAAATAGAGCTTGTGGATATGTGGAAAACCGACAGCAAAAAGGGGAATTAATCCACGTGGAATAAAGATAGTGAAAATGCACCTTAGCACCTTGACGAAAAAGGATTTAATCGTTTGTAGTTCTCATTCCAGATTGAGGGGAGTAACCATCACAAAACAAGGCAAAGGAGAAAGTTCGTGAGCCCACTTAAGGACAAGGAGTTTCAGGATTCGATGATAAGAATAAGCCGACTAGCAACAGAGCTTTACGGGCTCATGGAGCATGGCACGACGATTGACGTGACGTTTCCCGAGTATCGGCCACCAAGGGCGGCGCTTAAAGAAATGAAACCAAACCGTTTGATTGTAACAAAGCCAGGGGATCACATGGCGATCACCGCAAAGGTTGGAGTGCTTGCGGCCGTGTCGCCGCCGGTTACGACGAGACGCCGAAAATAATTCACGGGTCCTTCGGGGGCGGGTGGCGGTCGCGGGTCGGGCGAGGCGTTCGCTCTCCCTCCGCAAAAAATGCTTTTTTGGGTTTCCTCTTCCGCGAGGGTTTGCGGGTGAGAAATGAAATAGCCCGAAGTGGCTCAACGCGCGTGACTTACATACAAAAAAGGAACTTTTACAATGTCAAAAACGATTAAACAACCGGAAATACAACGTTTCCTCCTTTCCTCTCTGAAGCCCGACCCGGAAAACCCGAGGGAAATTTCCTCCGACGCTTTCTCCGGCCTAAAAGCAAGCCTCGAGCGCTTCGGATACGTCGATCTTTTGATTGTTAATAAACGAAACATGATGCTTGTTTCCGGTCACCAGCGTTACAAGGCGCTCACCGAAGCCGGCATTAACGAGGCCGATTGCATCGTCGTAGACCTCGACGACGTCGGCCATAAATCCTTGGCCGTCACGATGAATAACCAGCAGATCGTGGGCGCGTTTACCGCCGCGATCATTCCGATCTTGGAAAAATTACGCCAGGAAGCACCCGAAGAATATCTCGCCCTAAGGCTGGGTGAACTCCGAAAAGAAGTAGCAGAGTTTGAAGTCGAAAATAACGGCACGGGCGATACGGGGCCCGACGATATCCCCGAGAACGTGCCGGCCGTCACAAAGCCCGGCGACATTTGGGAGCTCGGAACTCATCGCCTCATGTGCGGCGATAGTACAAAATCTAGCGATGTCGAAAAACTTTTTAACGGAGAAAAAGGAAAACTCTTTTCGACGGATCCGCCGTACCTCGTCGACTACACGGGCAAAGATCGCCCGGGCGGTGGTAAAGATTGGTCGGACAAGTACCACGAAATCGATATAAAAGACATCGAAGGATTTTTCCGGTCGATTTATGAAGTCGGCTTTCAATTTGTTGAAGAAAATAGCGCGATTTATATGTGGCACGCTGACAAGCGCGTCAGAGTGATCAACGATATTTTAGAGAGTTTAAACGTTCTTGTTCACCAAACAATAATTTGGGTAAAGCCCGCTCCTTTAATGACCTTTGCACTTTTTCCATGGAGGCATGAACCATGCCTTATGGGATGGAAGAAAGCACACAAGCCGAATTTAAATGCGCCCGCCAAATGGAGCGACAAAAACGCTCTGACTAACAGCACTGTTTGGAAAATCGATTTAATGCGCTCGGGCGACCCGATGGATCCCGCCTATTATTCGGATATCTGGGAAATTGATTTTGACGGTAAGAAAAGAAATAGCGGCAAACTCCACCCAACGGTAAAGCCTACGGAGATATTTGCGATTCCAATGAGAATTCATACCCAGCCTGGCGATATTTGCTATGAGCCTTTTTCGGGGTCGGGCTCTCAGATTATCGCGGGTGAGCGTGTCAACCGCCGCGTTTTCGCCATGGAGGTTGAACCTCATTTTTGTGATGTCGCGGTCAGAAGGTGGGAGGACTTTACCGGCAAAAAAGCAAAGCTTATCCGAAATTAAAAAGGCGGAACTTTTTTGAATGAACCGGAAAAGAAAAAATTCGATGTCGTTGAAATCGCCAAGAAAAAACGACACGCCTACCTTCTTGAGAAACTTCAAAAGTCGTCACTCACAAAATCCGAACTTGAAGATTTAAAGCAGCTCGAACATACCGAGCTGCCGGCAGGCGTCGTCGAATCTCAAAAAGACGTCGCCAAGACTTTCGGCGTATCCGTTCGAACGATCCGAAACTGGATCAAAAACGGAATGCCGGCACGAAAAGAGGGCGGCTATGACCTTTCAGAAGTTTACCGCTGGAAGCTTAAAAAAGAAGGTGAGTCAGGTGAGCAAGGAAATCAAAAACATCACTGGGAAATTCATTACCGGCAATACAAAGCGCTTCTTGCCGAAATCGAATACCGAAAAGCATTGGGGGAGCTCGTCACGCGCGAGGAAGTTGAAGAAGGCCGGGTTCAACGGATCCTCACCGTTAAAAAGGCACTTCTCGGGTTGCCTGCGCGGTTGGCACCCCAGGTCGTCAATCTCGTCATCAAAAAAGCCGAAGAAATTATCCGTATCAGGATCGAGGAAATCATAAACGATTTTTCAAGGGGCGGGGATGGGAGCGTCAGTAATGAACGAAACGAAACCAGCGTGGTCGAGCCTTGAACGCAACGCTTGGCGTTTGCCTGAGGCCTTCACGGTGTCCGAATGGGCGGACCATCATCGGGTCTTGGATCCCATGATCTCGGCCGAACCCGGACGGTGGATCACCGATAGAACGCCGTATCTGCGCGGCGTCATGGACGCTTTCATCGACCCCGAGGTTGAGGAAATAACGCTCATGATGTCGGCACAAGTCGGCAAAACAGAATCGGAGTTAAATTTCATTGGCTACTGCATCGATCAGGATCCGGGCCCGCTTCTTTATGTCTCGACCCGCGCAGACGACGCCGAGAGCGTCAATGTCAAACGCGTCCAACCGATGATTCGGTTGTCCGACGCTTTAAAACGGCACATGACAAGCCGTGATGACAATTTCAAAAAAGAAGAAATAACCCTCGACCGCATGATCGTTTATTTTTGCGGGGCAAACTCTCCAGCTGCGCTTGCCTCAAAACCAATTCGATATCTCGTTATGGACGAGGTCGACAAATACCCAAAATTTTCAGGCCGGGAAGCAGACCCTATTAAGCTTGCGCGTGAGCGTACAAATACTTTCTGGAACCGAAAAATTATAAAGTCCTCAACGCCGACCACGCGACAAGGCTATATCTCCCGCGAATTCGAAGAAAGCGACGGTCGGCGTTTTTTCGTCCCTTGTCCTTATTGCGGCGAATACCAAGTCCTGGCCTTCGGGCAAATCAAATTCCCCGCAGAAGAAAGACACCCTCAAAAAATAAGAGACAAGCGTCTTGCCTGGTATGAATGCGTCTTGTGCAAAGAAAAGATCGATGACGTTCAAAAACACCGGATGCTTCTAAAAGGCGCTTGGCTTCAAAAAAGCCAATCGATTAATAAAAACGGAAAAGTTTCAGGTGAGCGTATGGTCACGCGAAAGATCGGTTTTTGGATCAACGCGATCTATTCGCCTTGGAAGACCTTTTCGGATATCGCGGCTGAATTCTTGGACTGCGAAGGCCGCCCCGAGCTTCTCATGAATTTCGTCAATTCATGGCTTGCCGAAGTCTGGGAAGAAAAAGCACTCGAAACCTCCGAAAAAAGAATTTTAAATTTAAGAGTTGATTACACGCCGATGTCTATCCCGGCCGCGGCGGTTGTTCTCACAGCCGGTGTCGACGTCCAGAAAGATCACTTTTACTACACGATCCGGGCCTGGGGCGCTTATGAGGAGTCGTGGCTTATCAGAGCGCTTCGCGTGGAAGATTGGGAAGAGCTTATCACCGATATTTTCTTAACCGAATATTCGGGAGAGGACGGCTACAAAGCTTATGTGCGTCTTGCGTGTATCGACTCGGGCTTCAGAACGGATGAAGTTTACGAGGTATGCCGAAAATGGCGCGAGCGCGCCCGCGCGACAAAGGGCGTCGACCGGCTAAACGGTGCGCCGTATCTTGTTTCAAAAATAGACCGTAATCCCCGCACCGGCCAGGTTATCCCCGAAGGCCTTTCTTTATTCCGCGTCGACACAACTCTTTTTAAAGATAAAATCTCACGCCTGATAAACGCGCAAAGAGAAGACCGTAGCCAGTGGCACGTTTTTAAAGACGTCTCGGACGCTTATGTGAAACAAATGTGCTCCGAGCATAAAGTGATCGTCCGAAATAAGCGAAAAGGCCAAGTCTGGGAAGAGTGGCAGCTGAAAGGCTCGGCCACGCCGAATCACTTCTGGGACTGCGAAGTAAACGCGCTTGTCGCATCAGATATGCTTCGCATCCGGTCCTTAAAGCCCATCGACATCGAAAAAATTAAGGCCGCACAAAAGAAGGAACGCACGTCGTCTCAAGATGAGCCTAGCAACTGGAATCTTGGCAATACGTCCGGGTGGTTTCAAAGATGACGGGCTGGCTCGGAGACGATAAGAATTGGTTCCCACCGGCGCAACAAAAAATCCAAAAAAAGTCTGAAGCAGTCAAGAAAGAACCTGAAAACGAATACGCGGTGTTTTACGTTCCGATTCGGTGCCCGAATAAAAAGTGCGGGTCAAAAGACATAAAGTGTTATACCTCGTCGCCGCCAACGCGATATCACATCTGCCGCGAGTGCGGCCTTCGCTTTAAATCCATCGAACAATGAGTGCTTTTGCCTTCTTAACAAAGGCGTCCTTTTTAGGCCGAAATGACTTGATAACTACAACCGTTATGGCACCCTCCCACCAAGATGAAAAACGAAATAAAAAAGGGAGGAAATTAAAAATGAAAACGGCAAAAAAGGTCACGGAAACGATGGTCAAAAACGCGTTTAAGCGTTGTCCGCTTTTCGATACCGAGCAAAAAGCGCGAGCTTTCTCGGCGGGTTACGTCGACAAGGTTTGGATCCTTAAAGGATCTGGCCGCTATCGCGGATTTTACATTGTCGCGGATTCCAAAAACGCCGCGATTCTAAACGGTCACGGTTTTATGGGAGGCGAAAATTAAATGACTGCACAAGGCATGATCAACGAAAAAATGAAATCAAGCCGTGAAATGACAAGAAAACTCAACGAAGCCCGTGCTTCGATTCAAAGGTCGTCTGATTATCTGGACAAGGAGTGGATCAAAAACGCGGAAGGAATCACGGCACTTAAACCGATCTCGACTTGGGCGGACGTGGGCGATATGGGAAGGGTTCTCGAGCTTTTAAAAGACCTCGAAAATGTCCTTTCTGATCGAGCAAAACAAAGAGGTGAAAAATGACGAACATCGAAGTGGTTGATATTCGGAAAATTATAGGCGACGGAAACTTGAAGGCTTTCGCGGACGTGAAATTCTCAGACACGATCATCGTGAAGGGCTTCAACGTCCTGATGGGAAAACACGGTGTTTTCGTCGCGATGCCGCGCAAGGCGTCTAAGGATGGCCGGTGGCTCGATGTCCTGACGCCAGTGAATGACAAAGTTAAAACCCAGATCGAGACAAAAATTCTCGAGGCCTATGAAAAAGAGGGGGCATAAATCATGGAACTCAAATGGCGCGTGGTTTGTGTGGTTGCAATTGGGCAGACGTGCGAAAGAGATATCGATGACTTGGCAGACCTGACAAAAGTCATTGATACGCTTCCGGCTTTACCGATATCCGTTCATATTTTTGCAATCGGCGTATAGATGAAATACGTTCACCCGGATCACAACGTTGTGATAAACGCCCAGGGCGGTTATGCGGTCCTCGAGCGTTTAGGATTTAAACCTGAAAACCAAAAGGAGGATGAAATGGCAAAGAAGAAAAAAGCCGCATTGAAAAAGGCGGAGAAACCGGCCTCGAAGACCGCGGCGGCGAAAACCGAAAAGGCCGAAGTCTCGGGACAGAGCCGAAACGAGCTCATGCTCGAAGTAAAGTCGCGCGGGATCAAAAACTTTCGCGTGATGAATAAGGCCGAGCTTGTAGAGATCGTCGCCGGTGTGACACCCGAACGCCTCAAGGAAATCGAGGAAGAGGCGGTCGCTCGCTGGAAGTCCGGCTGGTCGAAGAAATAAGCGGAGTGGCCGGGGTCGAAAAAGGGCCCCGGTTAACGCACAGGCTCGGTCACAAGTCCGGGCGAAAAGGGGGAAGTATGAAACTCGGTCTTTTGGAAGAAATGCCCGCCATACGCGTGGCGCTGGGCTTGAATCAAGCGCTCCGCGACAAGCTTGCGGCCGCAAAGAGGAATTTAAGAAGGCTTAAGCGATGCGAGGCTACTCGAGAAGCTCGGCTGGTTTCACGCGCAGGACCTTGGCAATCTTAAAAAGGGTCGCAAGCGACGGCGTGTCTTTCTGCAAGGGAAGCTCAAGGCGTTGGTAAAAGTTAAGCGAAAGGTCGGCAAGTTCGGCAACCTTTTCTTGGGTGAGCTCGGCTTTTATTCGGTACTTGCGTATGTTCTTAGCGACGATGCGCTTAATAATCTGGTCGTCTTTAGTCATGATGCTATTAGAGCAAACATACGCTAAAACAAACATTTGCTATAAAGTCATTATCTTTCACGTATACTTATAGGGGAGGCCTGTATGGATTACCAAATAACGGCGTATTTAAAGAACGGCCAGTCGCGTCAAACGTCCTATGAAAAGCTTCTGGATTCGCTCGGGATCCGGGAGGAGTATTTTCTGGCTGAACCTCTAACGATGGGAACGCAAAGCCAAGCCTGCTATGTGGCCATTCTTTTAAAGAGTCAAATCAAGGACATTGCGAAGGTGATTATTCACGATGCGAACGGTAATCAGGTAGGCGCTTTTGGGCTCTTAAGCGACCTTTTGGACGAAAAAGACCCAAAATAAGTCGTTACTACAACGTAGTAAAGACCCCCTTTTAAAAAATCAAAACGCCGTTAAGATAGAGCTTGGGTAACCCCCAAGCTGTTTTTTTAAATCGTCGGCCTCATGAACCGGCGATCCTGACAACTGAATAAATAGTCCTTTCGCGAAGGGCAAGAGAAACACGAGACCTAAGAAGGCTCGTGTTCTCTTGCCTTTTTTATTTGGTTGTCAGGAAACCAAGGAGAGCCAGGCCGTGGCGGTAACAGTCCAAACGATGCTCGACAACGTGGAAGCGGCGATCAACGCGCGTCTAACCGGCGGCGCGGTTCAGTCGTACACGATTGGAGGTCGGAATATTCAGTATTGCTCTCTAAAAGAGCTTTACGACATCCGCACCTTGCTACGACGCGAGCTGAATTCCTCCACGCCTGGCTCGTCCACCAATTACGCGAAGTTTGAAAAACCGACATGACCAAAGAAAAAGAAAAAATCTCAATCCGTGAGCGCGTGGGAATTGGCCTCGACAAGATGATCGGCCTTTTCGCGCCAAAGGCCGCGTATCGCCGGATGGTGTATCGCCGCGCGGGAGAGATCATGGCGGCTGGCTTTTACAAAGGGGCGGGGTATGACCGTCTGAAAGGCTCTTGGGTTCCCGGCCGTGGATCAGCGGATCAGAACCTTTTGCTAGACCTTCCGATTCTTCGGGAACGAAGCCGCGACTTAAACGCAAACGACCCTCGCGCCTCAGGTATTACAAAAACGCTCGTCAATAACACGGTCGGCACCGGCATTCGTCTTCAGTCACGAATCAGCGCGGAAGATCTAGGTATTACGGATGAGGCGGCCCATAAGCTTCAAGACGAGTGCGAAAAAGTTTGGGAGAAGTGGTGCGGTTGGGCCGATGCGTCAAACCGCATGGATTTTTATGAAATCCAGCGCCTCATTGACCGCCAGATCTTGGAATGCGGCGAAGCGCTCTTTATTCCGGTCATGCTCACGGATGCGAGCCGCCCGTATTCTTTGGCACTCGACATTATTGAGCCCGACCGCTTGCGGACGCCTTTTGCGTTTGTCGGGGACCGGAATGTCCGAGCGGGTGTGAAGGTCGGGGAGCGCGGCGAGCCGCTTTCTTATTTCATTTCGAAAAAGCATCCCGGGGATTTTCTTTATGGTGGTGGCTCCTACGATTTTGCGTATACGGAGATTCCAGCATTTAACGCTCAAGGCCGAAAAAACCTTATCCATATCTACGAAGTTGAGCGGCCAGGCCAAACACGCGGCATTCCTTTTTTCGCGCCGGTCCTTGATTACTTTAAGCACTTAGTCGATTACGAAGAGGCCGAGCTCGTCGCCGCGCGTATTTCGGCCTGTTACGCTCTCATCATCGAAACCGAGAATTCGGCAAGTGCATCAATCGCTGCATCTGACGAAACCAACTTAAATAACCAACGCTTGGAAAAGCTTGAACCGGGCATGATTAAACGAACTCAGCCCGGTGAAGAGGTTAAATCCTTTAACCCCGCGCGGCCTTCTGGAAATTTTGACCCCTTTGTTTTTTCGATTCTTCGCGCGATCTGCGCCGGCCTTAACCTTCCTTACGAGATTGTTTCAAAGGATTTCTCGAAAACGAATTATTCAAGCGCACGTGCCGCACTTTTACAAGCCTATCGGTATTTCAAACAGCGGCAAGTATCGCTTTCGAATAAGCTTTGCCAGCCGGTTTACGAAATGCTCCTTGAGGAAGCGTATCTTCGTGGCGAGCTTGCGGTACCGGATTACTACGCGCGGCGCTACGACTACAACAAAGCGCGGTGGATAACACCTGGCTGGCAATGGGTGGATCCCTTGAAAGAAGCCCAAGCCGCCGAGCTTTCGATCAATAACGGCATTTCAACCCTAGCCGATGAATGCGCCTCACGTGGGGACGATTGGGAAGAAAAGATCGAGCAAAGAGCGCGTGAAGCCCGAAAGATTCAAGACCTCGAAAAGAAATACGGTGTCAGGATCGTCGGCCAGGACGCGAAAACGTCATCGAAAAATTCCAACAACTCCGACCCAAACGACCCGAATAACCCTAACCAAGAAGGCGGCGACTAAATGAAAAACATTATCCAAGACGTTTACTCGAAGGCCTGGGCGATCCGAGAAGAGACGCTCACGGTCATCACTCAAAGAAATCTCTCCACCGAAGACGTCACGAAGGAAACTTTTGTCGCCGCGTTAAAAGGCCGGCCTGAATTCAAACAGGAAGGCTATGCCATCGTAAACGGTATTGCGGTTATCCCGATTCACGGCGTCATCATGAAAAATCCTGACTTTTGGGATCTGCTTTTCGGGGCCGTTTCAACAGGTTCTATTCAAAACATGGTGAGCGCCGCCGTCGTGGATCCCGCGGTCCAGGCGCTCGCACTTGATATCGATTCACCTGGTGGCACTGTTGCCGGTACAGCTGAAACAGCCGATCTCATTTTTGCTTCCCGCTCGAAAAAGAAAATCTACGCTTTCGCAAGCGGCCAAATGGCGTCTGGCGCATATTGGATCGGGTCGAGCGCGGACAAGATTTACGCCACGAAAACGACCGAAGTCGGATCCATCGGCGTTTACACGACCATGATCGATATGTCGGTCTTGGCGCACAACGCCGGCATTAAGTTTGAAATCGTGAAAGCCGGCAAATATAAAGCCCTCGGCCATCCCGCCAAACCCCTTTCTGAAGAAGAAAAACAAATCGCACAAACTCGAATTGACGACATTTATTCGGTGTTTGTTGACTCGGTCGCGCGTAACAGAGGCTTATCCGCTCAAAAGGTCATGGAATTTTCTGATGGGCGCGTGTGGATCGCCGAAAAGGCGACGGATCTCGGTCTCATCGACGGCGTCGATTCTTTGGGCTCGTTTTTAAGCGGTGGAGTAAGCGGCAAGGCTTTGAGTGTGGGCTCACAGCCGGTCGCCGGTGTTGAACGAAACATAACCCCGGCGTTAAAAGCCGGCAAACAAACGGAGGAACGAAAAATGGAACTTAAGGACTTAACGCTCGAGGAATTTCGCGCCGGTCGCCCGGACCTGGCCGCGCAGCTCTTAAAAGAGGGACGGGAAGCGGGAATCAGCGAGGGGAAAACTCTCGCCGAAAGCGATTTCAAGACGAAAACCCAAGCCGAAAAAGACAGGGTGAGCGCCATCAACGCCAAAGCCAAGGAAATCGGCGGCGTGGAAGCGGTGGCGCTTCTTTCCATCCAGAACGGCGATTCGGTCGAGGTGACGACCGAAAAGATGAAGGAGGCGAAGCTCAAGGCCATTCAAACGGGTGCGCCCGGTGCGATGGGTGGAGGGAACACGGGCGGCGAGACGAAGGATCATCTGACGCTCGCCCGCGAATATCAGGCCGCTCACAAGTGCTCGATGGAAGAAGCGCTTCTTGTTACGGCACCGAAAAGGGAAACCAAGTAACCGAATTTTAAAGGGAGGAAAAGCAAATGTCTCAACAGACCGAAGGGAATTCCAAGACGTTTCAGGCGGGGGCGGCGCTCGTATCATTTCGCCGGGTGAAGCTCAACTCGTCCATTCAGGCCGTCTATGCCGGTGCGGGTGAGGACAACGTCGGCGTAACCCAGCAGGACGTCGCAAACGGCGAAAACGTGACGGTGGCATTCAAAACGCCAGGCCGCACGTTCAAGTTGACGGCCTCGGGTGCCATCACAAAGGGTGCCCTGATTTACGCCGATGCAAACGGCAAAGTGTCGGCAACCGTGAACGGCACGCCTTTAGGCGTGGCGCTCGAGACGACAACCGCAGACGGCGACATCTTCGAGACGCTTCTCGGATATGTGATTCAGGACAACGCCGAGCAGCTTCTTGTCTTCTCGAAAGAAGGCATAACAGATGCGACGACGTCACCCATCATCGTCACCGCCAATTTCAAGTTCCGCATCATCGATTGGTGGCTTGTCTCGCGCGATACAACGGCGGCCAACGTGAAGCTCATAAACGGCGTGACAGATGCCACGGCAGTGGTGGCAAAAGGCACGACGAATGACGCCATCGTTCGCGGCGGCACTATCGTCGCGGCTCAAAAAGACATCGCGGTCGGAACGGCGTTCAAGGTGAATGCGAGTGCGGCGGCCGCATTTGACGTGTTCGTCCACATCAAACGGTCTTAAACCAAAGCGAAAAAGGGGAGGAAATTTAAATGCCTATTCAATATCCGGGAGGTCGCGCAACTCCGAGACTTGAGCTCGGAGTAGCGGTTCAAGAGTTCATCCAAACGGCGGATGAATTCGTGGGGACGAAGATTATGCCGATCTTCAAAACGAAAAAGAAAGCCGCGACGTTCTCGGCCATCACTCGTGACTACATTACCCAAGATGTGGACACGAAAAGATCAAGCCGTGGCAATTACAACCGGATCGGTGTCGGCGCAAAAGACAAGTCCTTCAATTGCGCTGAAAACGGTCTTGAAAATCCTTTGGGCGATGACGAACGCGCCTTGTATCAAACGGATTTTCAAGCGGAGCTTGTCTGTTCGAAGGTGACGGCGCGTGCGGTCCTGCAAGCACAGGAGAAAAGGATCGCGGCGAAGATCTTTAACACCACGACCTTCACGGGTTCGGCGCTTTACACGGACAATACGGCCAATCCGTGGGCAACAATCGCAACAGACATCATCGGCCAGGTGTCGACCGGCAAGCAGAAGATCCGCTCGAACACGGGACTTCTGCCGAACGCGCTTCTCATGAACTATGCGAACTTCGAGAATTGCAAAAAGAACACCGCAATCTTGAACCGCATTCAATACAACAAGGTTGCCACGGACGCGGAAGTGGCGGGGTACTTGGCGGCGCTCTTCGGGGTCGACAACATCCTGATCGCCAAGGGGATCTTGAATAGCGCCAAGGAAGGTCAGACGTTCGTGTCGGGCGATATCTGGAGCTCGAATTTCGTTCTTTTCGGGCTCATCGACCCGAGCGGCGAAGATCTTTCGATTCCGAGTGTCGGACGCACGTTCCTTTGGACGGAAGATTCGCCCGACAACGCGCTCGTCGAGCAGTACCGCGACGACACGATTCGCTCGGACGTTTTCCGCGTTCGGCAGAATACGGACGAGAACTTGATCGATCCGTATTTCGGTCATCTCATGAAGGTCGGCTAAAGGACAGGTGTGCGTGGCGGACAGTACGCTCTCACCGGCTTTGAACACAAAGCGCCTATTTTTGAGGCACTTTTAAAGCCGCTTCGAGGCAAGCCCGGACTTCATTTTTTAGAAGTTGGTTCCTTTGCCGGCGATTCAGCCGAATGGTTCTTATCGAACATTCTGACTGATGAGAGTGCCACGCTCGTCTGTATCGATATCTGGAACGACAAGCCCGATTCTCGAAAACCGGAGCTTGTCGTTCCAGAATCCCGCCAAGCATTCGATGAAAAAACCAAGTCCTTTGAATCGAAAGTTATTCCGGTCGAAGGCCTCTCGCAGGAAGTGCTTCGAGAATTCGGGTTGCAAGAGTTTGATTTTGTTTTTATCGATGGGTCGCACGATCTCGCGGACGTTTTGACGGACGCGGTTTTAGCGTTTGGACTTTTAAAGATCGGAGGGCTCTTAGTCTTTGATGATTATGAGCCGAAAATGGATGTGTTTGTGGCAGTGAACTTTTTCTTGGAAGCGTTTAAAAAGAATCTCGAAATCTTGTACCAAGAGAACTTGGTCGCAATAAGAAAGACGGTATAAATGTCGCTTCACGCGGACATGATTTGGGAATTCCGGCCGAGCGCCGGAAACAACAATAACGGAGGCGGCTTCAAAGAAAACGCCACCGGCACCGATTATTCCCAACAATCAACACCGCAAGTTTCTTACACGGACCTTGTGATCGACACGGTCGATAATACGAAAGTCACGTCCGCGGCCAATCCCTTCGGCGCGAGTGCGGTCGGAAACATCATCAATGTGACAGGTGGCACGGGATTCACGACCGGACGCTATGAAGTCACGGCGGTCGTCGGAAACGTCGTAACACTTGACCGCGCGGTCGGCACCGTGGCCTCAACCGGCGGCAGCGGCAATTTAGGCGGAGCGCTTGATTCGTTTACGGACGCTTGGCTTGACAACGATTTTCGCTCGGATGGCGCGAACGTTAATCGCATTTATATAAAAAACACCGGCACGATGACGGTCTCAGGCTCACTCTCGGCCGCCAACAAGCAGGGAAGTGACACCAGGCCGCTTCTTTTTGAAGGTTATAACGCGACGCGCGGCGACAATCCCACCGGCAACAATCGCCCTCTTATTTCACTCGGCGCGAATGATTTTACGTGCGATCAAAATTGCCACCGCTGGGCGATCCGGAATCTTCGCTTTTCATCCTCATCGGTGAACGGAATGTCGACTGGCCTTTTTGCAACGGTCAAAAACTGCAAGTTTTCATCAACAGGCGGTGTCGGTCGATACGCGTGTATTTCAGGATCCGCGGGGCAAGCGCCGCAAAGCGGTGTTGTTTTCATCGACTGTGAATTTTCGAACCCGGCCGGTAACGGTTTGGGACTTGGCACTTCATCCTATGTCAGCGGTTTTTCAACGCTTATCGGGTGCTGGATCCACGATTGTCTTGTCGGAATTACGCGCCAAGGCTCGAATGTTCATAACGTCTATATGTTCGATTCGATTGTTCAGAATTGCACAAATAGCGGCGTTACGGGAACCGCCGTTACTTACAAGGTTATAAAAAATTGCACGTTTTATGGTGCCTCTACGCCGACCGGAACGGGTATCAATCAGCAGGGAACGGCGAGCGCAGTTCTTTGGATCAACAACATTATCTGGGGCTGGACGCTCGGGGTGTTTGCGGGAAGCCAGAGCGAAGTCAATGTCATCGATTTCAATAATTTCTTTAACAACACGACAAACCGCACGAACGTTACAGCCGGTCCCCATGATACGGCGCTCGATCCGCAGTTTACAGCGGTCGGATCAAATGATTTTTCTGTCGGATTGAACATGAAGGAAAAAGGCGCTCCTTCGCTCATCACCGGATTGGGGACAACGTCGTATGTCGATATGGGCGCGGCGCAACGCCAAGAGCCGTCAGCTGACTATCCCGCCGCTCAAAACGTTCGAAGCGGGACGGTCTATAACAACGGCGGATCCGTGGGAACGCTGGCACTTCCAGCCCAAGTCGATGTCCGAAACACCGTCCAGTACGGCGCAGGGGGCAATGAATTTACGGGGTCTTACGTTCCGTCGCCTTTGACATCGCCGTCACAGAGTGCGGTCAATTTTGATACGAAGCTTCTGGATGACGCAAAACTCGCATTCTTAAATTCGTCCGAATTTGCAGAAATCGTGAGCTACACGCCTTACGGTGGATCAGCCAAATTTATCAACGCGATTATTATGCGCGAGCGCTTGGAATCCAAGGGGCCGGATCAAAGCATCGCGCTCACGCGCGGATGCGAAATCTTCATCGCCAACGATGCCGTGGCCGGTGTCACCTCCATCAATAAAAACAACGACAAGGTTTCTTTCCCGGTGCAGGTGGGCGGGACACCCGTTATCTGGACGGTGGTCGAAATCCTACAGCACGACGACGCGATGTGGCACTTGAGGGTCATTAAATGAAAACCCAAGTCGACGCGTCGAAAGTTCTAGCCGCTCTTGGGAAATTGCCCCGTGCGGTGCGCTTCCAATTTGGCGATGCGCTCGATCATATCAGTCTCAAATTCCTAAAGAAATTCCGAACAGAACGCCTTTCGGGCGGCTCGGAAGGCGTGAAAGCTCGGCCCGGAGGCCTGTATCGGCGCTTTAAAAGAGTGTTTCTCGTTCCGTCCGATACCCAATCAATGGGTGTAGAAATCTTCACCCTTTCCAAAATTGCAAAGCTTCACGAAGAGGGCGGCGTCATGCGAAGCGAAATAGGAAGACGTCTTGCAGTTCCTCTTTCCAGAAGATCCAAGGAAACCGAATCGACCACAGGCGCCGTTAAGAAAAAATACGGTGGCACATCCTACATCCGGGACGTGAAAGCGCTTCAAAAACGCCTTCGTCTTCGCGTGATCACGGTCGGGGGAAAGACGTTTTTATTCGCGCCTAAAAAGGAAGGCGAAGGACAAGCGCCGCTATTTGTTCTTCAACAAAACGTGAGACTCACGCCTCGGCTTGGGTTTTACAAAACATGGAAGGATCTTGAGCCCGAGGCAATCAAGATCGTAAGTAACGCACTTACGAAAGCCGCAAAAGAGGCGGTGAGCTAATGCCAAATACCGTCCGCGAAAATATTTTCCAGGATATCAAATCAGCCCTTTCGCTTATTTCGGTTTCAAACGGCTTTGACAACAACATCGCAAGCGTCCAACAGTGGGACGTAAACGGAAATAATCTTGTCTCCGTCCCCGTCATCATCGTCAATTCCGGTCCTGAAGATGGAAGTGACAACGCTTATCCTCTGACGACTTGTAGTCTCAAGGTTTTTCTTACCCTTTGGACGCGAATTGACGAAGGGTCATCCTCTGCGCCCGATACCGTTTTAAACAGTCTTTTGGGCGATATCAAAAAGAAATTAAAAGAGGACATCGCGCGCGGGGGAAACGCCGTCGACACATCCATCACGGCGGTCGAACCATTCGACACTATCGAAGGGCAAGGGGAAGTCGGGCTTGTCATCACGGTCGAAGTCAAATACCGCCACGCTCAAACAAATCCAAAAACGGTTATGTAAAAAGGAGGGCTTTAAATGAGATCAGCACTCGGAATTATGTATGCGAAAGTCGAATCGACCTATGGCACGGATTCGGTGCCCACGGGGGCTGCAAATGCCATCCAGGCCTTTGACGTGAAACTAGATCCACAGCACGAAAGCTTGGAGCGAGACGATCTCGCCGTCACGAAATCCAAGCTCAAAAGCTTGGGTGGCAAAAGAAATTACGAGCTTTCGTTTTATGTGGAATTAAGGGGCTCGGGCGCAGCTGGTACGGCTCCGAGAGGCGTGAGTGATCTTTTAAAAGCGTGCGATCACACGGAAACCGTGAGCGCCGGTGTTTCCGTAACGTACGCGCCGCGTTCGGGGTCGCTTCAATCCTGCACGATTTATCTTTTTATGGACGGCGTGCGGCACATTTTGACAGGTTGCGTGGGTGACATGGAATTCTCAGGAGTTGCCGGGGAAGTGGCAAAACTCAAATTTAAAATAAAGTGTCTTTACGCGACACCGACCGATCAGGCGCTTCCCTCGAGCCCGACGTATGACTCGACCGTGCCGGTTGTTTTAAAGAACCTCACGGCGACGATGGACACTTTTGCGGCCGTAATCCGCGAACTGATGCTCAAGCAAGGCAACAAAATCACGGATCGTGGGGATTTGACCGCAACGCACGGCATCCGCGGCTTCGACGTAGTCGACCGAAACCCCGAAGGCGAGATTACGGTCGAGGCGACGACGCTTGCCACGAAAAATTGGTACACGAAGTTCGAAGCCGACACGGTTCAAGTTTTAAGTGTCGCCATCGGTGCCTCGGCCGGAAATATCTGCACGATTACCGCCAACCAGTGCCGTCTCAAAAACATCCCTTACGACATATCGGACGGCATTCTGATTCACAAATTGCCGTTTCAGATGGCGCGTTCCACGGCGGACGATGAGTATGCGATTGTTTTCACGTAATACAAAAAGGATAGAACGAGGATAGTTCGAGGATACAAAGGCACACCTTTAGAGGACAGAAATAGGATAGTCAAAGGATACTTTAAGGATACGAAAGGACGAAAAATGATTGTTCCCGATTTATCGGATAAGCATGAAGTGAAATTAAAAGACGCAACGTTTAGCGTGAGGCAAATCTCCACGAAAACGTATCGGAGCCTTGTTTCTCGGCTCTCTTTCTTAAGAGAAATGAGCAACAAAGTCACGAAGGAGAGTTTCGAGAATTTGAAAGCGCAGGACCCGCAGAAATACGAGGACGTAAACGAGCGTCTTCATGAAGTCTTCAGAGATTTCATCAAGCAAGGCGTGGTAGGTCATGCCGGCATCACGAAAAAGGACAACACAGAGTTTCCTTTTACGCCGGACGAAAAGGGTCTGGTGCCGGATGAGATTTTAGACGTCTACGACCGGCTTCACATCACCTATGTTTTGGCGAGCGAAGTTATTGCCTTAAATACGGTGACCGGAGAAGACCTAAAAAACTAATCGTTGCCGTCTTGCAATCGGAGCTTGTGAAGTCCCACGAATGCGAGACGGCCGCACCGGCGATCCGGGAGATCATGGGCTGTGATAAGCCAAAGCCCGAGCATCAATGTTTTAAGTTCGACGGCATCGTGATTGATCGGTGCCCTGGTCATTACGTGAAAGAAGGCGGACTCATCAAGTTCGCCTATGAGCTTCATAACTGGCGCGAAAAAGGATTTTTGCCATACCCGGGCGGCTATATGGATCAGCCGAACCGAATAGTCGAGATCTTAAATTACATGGACTACTTGTTCGCCGAAAAAATTAAACGAGAAATCACCAAATGAGCGACGCGACCCTAAGTATCAAGCTTCTCTTGGACGACAAAGACGCTCTTTCGAAGCTTAACGGCGCTCTAAAGCAAATCGGGAGCGACTCAAGAAGCACCGCCGATTCGATGAATTTAAGCTGGGCGGGGTTTGCCTCCCAGCTTTTCATCGTCGAAAAAGCCATAGGGCCTGTGATTGATCTCATGAAGAGCGCTGTCGTCGAAGCCCAAAAAGACGAAGAGGCGATTCACCGGCTGTCAATGGCGCTTCAAAACCAAGGCTTCACGACCGATGCCGTCTCGAAAAAATATGAAGAGATGGCGGATAGCTTCTCCCGGTCGACGCGTTTTAGTAAAAGTGCCGTCGAAGAAACGATTACAACCCTCGTAAATTTAGGCAACGTGGGCCCGGGTGAGATGGATAAAATTACCCGGGCAACGCTTAACCTTGCCACGGTAACAGGCCGCGATCTCCCGCAAGCCGCACTCATCATGGCCAAGGCCGCCGAAGGCAATCTCACCGCTTTAAAGAAATGGGGCATTGAGCTCGACGAAAACAAATCCAAATCCGAGCAGTACGACCAGCTTCTTGAAATTCTCTCCACACGCTTTGGCTCGGCCGCAACCCAAGACGTAAAGAACTTCTCCGGCGCACAGGCGCAGCTGGGGAACGCTATTCATGAGGTTTTGGCGGAGCTCGGGAATTTCGTCATTAAGTCGCCGGCAGTTCAGGCGGCCATGGCCGGCATGACAAAAGGAGCGCTCGACCTTGCCGATAGTCTTAAGAAAATCAACGCAGAATCCGAAGGCGAGCGCTCGAAAAGATTCATGGAGGCGAATAAACAGAATCCCGATATTGATCGTTTTTTAAGGCAACAGAATGCATCGGCCATTGCCTCCGGTGGTGAAGCGCAAAACAATTTAGCACGGCCTTCGTCGGAGGAGAACTTTTTAAGGGATCTTGCCAATACCCGAACCCAGGTAGCCGCGCAGATTGAAGCCGACGAAGTCCTCCACAACCAGCGCATGGATGAAATTGACCGGCTCTTTCAGGACTCGAAGCTCAATCAAGTCATTTCACAAACCCAAACCGCAAGACTCATCAAAGAACAGGAAACACAGGATTTTCTCGAAAAAGAACAAAAGAAAATAGACGCGCTTTTAAAGACTTCCAATCTCGACAAAACAACACAAGACAAGCTTCTCCAATATAAAAAAGCCATCAAAGAAGCCGAGCTCGAGAATCATCAAAAAACGCAAGAGGCAATTTTAAAGGCAGAGCTTCAAAAATTTAAGTATCAGTTTCAATTTGCCTCGGCTGTGGCGAATTTAACCCAAGAGCTCTCGATTGCCACAGGGTCAAGCGCCTTAAAAGGCATATCGATTGTTTTAAATGCCTCCGTTGCGGCCGCCAAAGCGATTATTGCGATCAAAGCGGCTGTGAACCCCTTAGCGCGAATCACCGCCGCGGTGGAGCTGGCAGCCGTCGTTGTAAGTGCGGCGAACGCCTTTGCTCAAATCAATGCCGCCGAAAAGGCCTTAAACGAATCAAAAAATAAAGAGCTTGAGCTTCCCAATATTCCGGGCCTAGCCGGTGGTGGCGTCATCCGGCGCGAAGGCGCGGTCCTTGTCGGTGAGCGGGGACCTGAACTTTTGAACCTCCCGCGTGGGGCAACGGTGACGCCGAACCCCGAAGGAAACGTTTATCACATCCAGATTATCATCAATAACCCCGTTTTTACGCCCGATGATTTAGCGGATCAGGTCGTGAGAAACATCGGACCCCGGCTTTCGCAGTTTATCGATGTCGAAAGGGAGCGCCTCTAATGGCCGACGAAATCGACGTCAATATAGGCACGTTCAATCTCGATCAGACAAATAACGTCGCTATCGAAGATATCAATATCAGTGTCGCTAAATCAATCCAAGAATTTGACCTTCCAAAATTCCACGGTGCCGTCGTTCCTATCGGAAAAAGAAAAACACTCGGCGTCAGGATTCGCGGCACGATCACGGGTTCGAACTACGACAATTTGCGAGCCATGCTCGACGGCTTAAAAGGCGCTTTTGAATCCAGCTCCGAGCAAAATTTAACGCTCGATGACGACCGGATCCTTAAAGTCCAATACAGGAATTTTGCTTATTCGTACAAAACGCTTCGAACATTCGCGGATTTTTCAGTCGATCTTGTTGCATCCGACCCATTTTGGTACGCGGCCAGCATCACGACCCATGACGAAAACCCGGCGGTCAGCACAACCCCTTTTGTCGTCAATAACCCGGGGAACGCTCCCGCGAGGGTCAGGGTTCAGATTTCCAACGCTTCAGGCAACATCATCGACAACTGCAGGCTCGAAAATCAAACCACAGGCGAGACCATGCAGTACCGAGGAACGGTGCTCATGGGGAAAAATCTTGTGGTGAATAATCGCATGGATTTACAGGATCTAGCCGTCACAAATGACGGCGTTGACGACATCAAGAATTTTGAAGGGGATTTTTTGACCCTCAACCCAGGAAACAACACGCTCGTTTTCACCGGCACCGGAAGCACACGGGTCAAGATTGAATTTAGAGCCGCCTATTACTGATCGAAAAGGAGACGAGGCAATGGACAAAATCATTATCGATAAAATAACAAGAATCATACGGGCGGTCACGACCGACGAAGATCCGATAATTTTACCGACCGAGGAAATTGTTCCGGTTGACTTCAAGGTTCTCTTAAAAGGAGAGAATCAGAAGCTTCTGGCGGATAACAAAACAATGGTTTCGGCAACAACCGAAGAGATCGAGCTGTACGCGGACATTCAAAACCCCAAAAGAAAGAAAAAAAGAGAGCTGACCCAAGCCCTTGATGAAACCGTGACTTTTTTGAACGGCCAGGGCGACGGCAAACTCGCGGACGTCCTTCAAAAGTTAAAGGATTACATCGACTAAATGAACGTCAAGGCTGGAAGTTTCGCAACGAATACCGCGACAGGCAACCAGGCCGTTACAGGGCTTGGTTTCCAGCCGAAGCTTGTTTTATTCTTCGGCGCCGCCGCGACGGGCGAAAATAGCGGCGAGTCCGACCTTAACCCATTCTTTGGCGCGGCAAAAAGTGCGACCAAAAGATGGTGCTCGACCGCGCACGATGACGATACCCTCGCCACAGCCAACACTTGCAAAGGTTTCAGAAGCAATAAATGCATCATCGCCGCCCAACCGACCGACACGACACTCATGGAAGCGGATTTTGTCTCGATGGATTCGGACGGCTTCACGATCAACTGGACTACCGCCCCGGCCGCCTCGCGTGTTGTCTATTTTCTCGCCATTGCGGGCGATGATGTGGACGTCGAAGTCGGGATATTTGATTCGATTACCACGACCGGCTCACAGGCGATAACCGGCGTGGGTTTTGCACCTATGGGGCTCATCGTGGCGAACGGCACAATTAACGTAGCCGAAGGTTATGTGGGGGATTTGGTTTACACGATTGGTTTCGGATCATCCAGCCGGAATACGGTCAATGTCATTTCTTGCAACGACGCCGCGCTCACTTCCGATACCGAGGGGTCGCAGCTGGGGAGTGCCATCTGCAGACGTCATCAGGTAAGTGTCACGAAACAAGCAAGTCTCACCTCGCTTGATTCGGACGGCTTTACGCTCAACTGGTCAACGAATTCAGCCGGAACGGCCACGCGCTGGGGATATGTGGCCATCGGCGGCGCAAATATTCGCTGTCACGCCGCCTTGGAAGTGGAGCCCACTTCGACGGGCAACTTTTCAAAGACAGGCTTGGGCTTTACGCCGCAAGCGATTCTCTTTTTGTCTCAATCGAAAGCGCCGAGCGGCGGGATTAGCCCAGAGGGAAATCTTTTAATCGGCGTTGGAGTCAGCCCGTCGGAGCGCTTTGTGGCGGCGAACGACTCACGCGACAATCAGGCGAATATGCAAGCGCATAAGAAGCAGGCGTCAAACCGCTGTCTGCAACACATCACCGCCGGAGCAACATTGCCGCCGACCGTTAACGCGGATGTGGATGTCGTCTCGATGGACGGCGACGGATTTACTTTAAACCAGACAACTGCCGATGCGACGGGGAGAGAATACAACTTTTTCGCCATCGGCGCCGCCGGGCAGCCTTCTCGCGTGCGCCATGACAATACACCGCACCAGCGCACCAAGTTTTTCAATGCGGTAACAAGATAGGGAGAAACCATGGCCGCCACCGACGCTAAACCGATTCCGGTAAAAAACCAAGCTTACAGGGCATATTTTGCGATCTATGACGCCGACGGGGATCCGGTGGCCGGTGCCGCGGGTCTTGATTCCGAAGTTTCAATAGACGGCGGGGCCCTGGCTGACTGCACGAATGAAGCGACCGAGATCGGGCAGGGCGTCTATTATCTCGATCTCACTGCTTCCGAGATGAACGCCGATGGGGTGGTGGTGATCGTGAAAACCACAACCGGCGGAGCGAAAACGACGGTCCTTACGATGTACCCCAAGGAGCCCGGCGATATTGTGGATGTTGCTTACAAGAAAAATATCGCCCACGGCAATTATATGTTCCTCATGGTCGACGACACCGACGGCAAGACACCCGAAACGGGGCTTACGGGTATTACCTGCCAGCGCTCCATCGATGCGGGAGCGTTTGCGGCTTGCGCCAATAGCGCCTCCGAAGTCGGAAACGGCTGGTACAAAATCGATCTTGCGGCATCCGATTTAAACGGAGACGAGATCATTCTTCGTTTCACGAAAACCAGCGTTGCCCGAAACTGGGAACACAAAATAAGAACGGTGGCTTCCTAAATGACCGCCCGGATCGTATCTCCATCCAGCGTTGTCGTCACGCCCGACCTCGGCATAATCGGGAATTACTCCTCCGGGACGCCGGTTTCTACCATTTCGCCGTCAAGATATGCGATTGAAATACGTGATAAGAATTTTCAGCTTAAAAAACGCATCGAATCACAAGTCACGGCTCTTTCCTGGGAATGGAACCGGATCGGCGGGTGTGGCCGATGCACAGTCAAAGTAGACGGCAATTATAAAAGCTTTCAAGTAAATCCCGATGATGACGTTCGGATTTATCTTCCAAAGGCAGGCTCCGGGGCTCTTCTTTGGTACCGGGGTTATGTAGAGTCGGTTTCGCCTTCCATTCAAACCGGAAACTCAGGCTCCATCACAATTGAATGCACGGGCTACTTCGGCTGGCTTGACCGCATCATCGTTCATGATCAGGGCGCTTCCAAGGTTTATACGAATCAAGAGGTAAGCGCCGTTGTTCAGGACATCGTGGACAACTTCATCGTGGGAAACGCCGGGATCACGAGAGGCACGATCCAGGGAAGCACGTTCTCTCCGGATTCCATCTCTTTTAAGACGACGGCCAGAGACGCGATTCGCACCCTTTTTGATCTCATCGGAACGGTCGAATACGGCATCGACGAGAACTTGAAATTCTTCTGGTACAACCAGGATCCGGTTTTAAGGGACTTGTTTTATCTGGGAGACAAGGTCGTCAAGATCACCGACAGAGTTGATTTCAAGAACATCGTGAACAAAGTTTATTTTGAGGGAGGCGAAGCAAGCCCCGGGGTGGTCTTCCAAACCACAGGCCAGTCTCAGTCAAGCATCAACCGCTACGGCAAGCACGAAGAAATTATCTCAAACGGCTCGATTTACACGATCAACGTCGCCAGTCAGTTTATTACGAGCGTTCTTCGCCAGCGAAGCATTCCCGCCCGGCAGCTTGCGGTGGGTTTAAAGAATATCCCGAAAAGACTTGAGGCGGTATTACCGATAGGTGCTTTCTCGGTGGTTGATCCCGACAATAATCAAACGGGTGCCATTTACGGCACGACCGCGGCCGGAGGCTCGAATAAGTATTACGGCTCCATCTTAAGCGGCGGGTCAGGCCAGCTTTACGGTGGTGTGGCGAAACACCAAGTCGACCGTGTGCAGTATCAGATGAGCCCCGAAGACGGGCGCGTTCATGCCGAGGTTCAGTTTGGAACGTCGACTTCCTATTCAAGGGCATCATCGGCATTAAAAAGAATTGAACTGGAGCAATCGGCTTTAAGGCTTAGGAGCTTGTAATGGCAGGATCAACCACTTATCCCTCAAGCGTTGACAATAAAACCGCCCTCCAAGACGGCGTCGATATTATTCAGGCGGATGACGTCAATGACGCCTACGTGCCGGTCGATGCGATTGAAACCTTCGTCGGAGCATCAGGAAAGCCGCAAAGCGGATCCATCGATCTTTTGGAATATCTGCGGTTTCTCGGGGATCCGGTAAATGAAGCCAGGGTCGAGTGGGTAAGCGCCATACAGCTTAAAATCAAAGCCAGCATTATCTGGTGCACCAATGCTTCGGGGTCAATCCGCGTCCCGCGAAAATTAACGGGAGATTTGACACTTAGTTTTACGGACCTCGACACAGGATCCGAAGCGGCAAGCACAAAATATTACGTGATTGCCGTTGCGGATGCCGCGAACACGACAATCACCGGCAAATTCAGCCTAAGCAAGACAGCGCCTTCAGGGATTACGACGTTTGCGGTCCTAGCGTCCTTCGTGAATAACGCATCCTCCGATATTGACAAGTGGTCGGTAAAGAATTTTAGAGACCGCGCAAAAACAGGCGAGATCATGGAATGGGCGGGAACGATTGCTTCACTTCCCGAAGGCTGGAAGCATTGCGACGGCGCGGCTATTTCAAGGACGCTATTTGACGACCTTTTTAACATCATTGGGACGCAGTATGGCGCGGGTGACGGAAGTACAACTTACAACCTACCTGAAGCTCGAGACCGTTTTGTGGTCGGGGCAAAACAAGATGATTCGGGTGTTGCAAAAACGAATTTGACAGGCTCGCTTACGAAAAGCGGCGGCGATACAAATCAACCACCGAAAACGGGCAACGACTTAAACGGGGCCTTCCAGCCGGCAGGATCAAACCCGCCGCTTTCGTGCTCCAATTCGCCGCACCAGCATAATTTCACGCCGCCTTTCGTATCGTTTGTGGTGGCGATCAGGATTTAGGGGGACGCGATGCACGAGCTTAAGGAAAATACCTTTATTTGCGTAGAAGACAACGCGCTTCCCACGTATCTTTGCGACGGGATCATTTCATTCTTTGAAGAATCCCACAAGAAACTGGAAGGACGCGTGATAGACGAAAAGGGAGAACATGTCGTTAATAAAAAAGCCAAGATATCGATGGATCTTGATTTGAGCGGTGAAACAGGTATGGGCTCTGATATCGATAGAGAGCTCTTTCGAATCGTTGGCCGCGCGTTCAATACCTATGTCGATATGTTCGGCGTCTTAAAAGCTTTCTCGGTGTACGACACAGGGTATTTTCTGACGAAATATTTGAAAGACGAGGGGTTCTACGATTGGCACATCGATGCGGGGAACGACGCCACGATCAACCGTCTTTTCTCATGCCTCATCTATCTCAACACCGTCGATTACGGAGGCGAGACGGAATTCTTTTATCAGAAGCTTTCGGTGAAGCCCATAAGGGGTAGGCTTCTTCTTTTCCCGGCCGCCTGGACGCATCTTCATCGGGGTATTGTTCCGGTCTCAGGCGATAAGTTCATCATGACAACCTTTTTGACGCACAAGATTAACAGTTCAATAAAACTGCACGAATTGGGAGAGACGAAAAATGCTTAAGCCCACGGGCGAGAAATTCAACGCCGAAATCGACGGAAAAATAAAAGAAGTGAATGTCTATAACCGAGACACGATGGTTACCGAAAGGGTCGATCTTGCATCGCTCAAAGTAAGGAAGGCGGTACTCGAAAAAGAGCTTGAGGAGGTAAATCAAATCATTTTGGAAATTGTCGCAGAGGAAGCATAGGAAAGGGATCTATGAACGAAACGATTAATTGGACGGCGATAAACGTTGTTTTTGGAGTTTTAACTTTTTTAGGCGGGATCATGTTTGCGGTGACCGCTAAGATTTTCAATCTGTCGATTTCGCAGAAGCTCACGTCTTTTAAAGATGAAATTTTAACTCAAATCAGGCTCGAATTTCCAAACAAAGAAGTCACCAATACCAAAATGGACGAGCTTGAGCGCCGGATTACCGTTCTTGAAATCAACGGTAAGAAAAAACGATGAACGAGGGAAGGAGATATCATGACGCCCGAAGACTTGGCCGAAATTAAAAAACTCATCAAAGATGAAAATTCCCAACAGGAGCCGTGGAGTTTCAAGAAATTCTTCATGGGCTTCTTTAGGATGCAAAACGGCGCTAAGGCGCTTGTGATCGGTTTTTGGATTTTTCTGATTTTGTTTGTGGGTTACGCGGTGTTTAAAGTCTTTCAGTCAAAATTCACGCACGTTCAGCCCACACAGGCGGTCGGCACCAATCAGGGGATCGTCGCCACAAAGAACGAGGACAAGCAAGGCAATAGCTACAGCCTTCTGAATTTCTTCAATTGGCGTTAAATACTTAAATCTCAGAGAGTTTCGATGATTTGGAGGTAGGTTTTGGTGTCTATTCGAAGAGTCCGTAGATTCGACATGATTTCAAAAGCGGAGAGTTCTCTTCCGTGACACACGACGACCGGGCGGCGCGCTCCGACTTTCGTATAAATCCTATGGGAACCTTTTTGACGCAGGAAAACGCAGCCCACTGCAATGAGGAACTTTTCAAATTCCCGGCTGTGAACTGGTCTGATGCCGGGCATATTTTATGCGTGGATGGGGATTTGAATGTCTTTGGATTCCTGGCCGACGACTTGAGGAGTGGACCACTTATTTTTAACTTTCGTCCAGCCGTAGTTTTGGAGCATTTCTTCCACGGTGCCGTTTTTCACGGTTTCCTCAAGAATCAGTTGATAGGAAATATCAAAGGATTTTCTGGCCTCTTCAAGCGTATCGCCGCTTGCGGCCAGATCAAAGGCTGGCGTGTAGCAGATAAAGTGCTTGCCTTCTTTCAGATAAAAAATGGGGATTTGAGTTTTAATGGCGACGTGTTTCAT